CCAGCGGCGGGATGAATAGATGCTGCTCACAAGCGCGTTCTTGCTGGCCCTTTGTCAGCTTCCTGCTCTCGATGCTCACGTTGCAGTGCCAAGTGCCGTCTGCGCCTGGTGTGCTGTGGCTGCAAGTGCGGCAGTTTACTGTAGCCACCTTCTTCTGATGGCAGTGGGCGTTGAAGTCGCAGAACTTACAGCCAAAGTATGCTGGGTCTTCACTCAGCTTTGCTGGCGGCTGCGCTGCGTTAATGATGCTCTCGGCGCGACCCAACAGGACGCTGGATGCGCTCTCGTCGTGATGGACCCATTCTGTGTAGATGTGGTCGGTGTCTTTATTGACTGCAAAATACAAAGCGCGGTCTAACTTCAGAAGACGCATGTAAACCTGCATCTGTGCAAAGTGCTTTGGCTTGCTATCAGCAACGCCTTTCAATTTAACGTCTGCCCAGGACTTTGCGTTGTGCGTTTTGATCTCGACAACCGCCCAGGCTTTAGAAGCCTCGTTCAGACCCCTGGCAATAGCATCAACGCTGCCGCCAAAATGGCCTGTCTTGTCCCGGCATTTGATCTGCTGCCCGCCCTCATGCGTATGTAGCTCTACGCCTATGCCGCGAAGCTCCTCAAACACGCGGGCTTCCTCTCGAACCCCGGTGTTAAACAGCCGCAGGATGCGCCCCTCGAACTGAGGGAGCGCGACCCAGCGAAAGGTCTGCCAGAGTTCGCGATCACACTCGGCACCAATAAGGCTGGCTCCAAGGTGTTCGCGATGAGACTGTGGCTTTGAGGCGTACCACTTGTATATCTCCGCCGTGGTGGTGTTTTGGCGCTCTGGCAGATTCATGGCCTACCGCTCCCAGGGCTTCTTGGCTGCGACGGAAGGCGCTGGCTTAGATGACTTACCGCCGCCCAACTTTGTGTAGCTTTCGATGCGGTTTCTCGTCTCGTCCTTGCGATCAATGTCCACGCTGACCAAAATCGGGATGTCGTGAAGCTGCTCTGTCTGCTGCATCTTATGCGTCAGACCGACAGCGGCACACAGCCTGTCGAGTTGCTCCTTGGCAATCTCTTCGGCTTTCTTCGAGGGATTGCTGATGTTCAGCCTGTCCCACAAACGCCGCCCAGCGGCAGGACCGTCAACGACCTGGAAGGTGACTTCAAGGTATTCGCCGGTTCCAGCCTTTGTTTCCTTGATCTTCGTGTCGATCACGATGCACTCGTAATCACCGCGAGGAAGCGGCTCAAACTTGCTGGTCTGGTTAGGATCACGTTCCTTGGCTTCGCCAATCTCATAATCAAATTGTGGCATCGTTTTATTCCTTCTTGGGTTTGATAGCTTCGGCAAACGCATCCCAATCAAGCGGGATGGACTCAGGTAGCGAGTATCGGTTCTTCGCCATATACGCGGGGCGCTCAGATGTGAACAACATGCGTTCACCGCTGCTTACGCCGCGAGATACAGTCTTGTTAAAACCAACGTCTGACTGCTTCACGATGGTCTTATAGTTCGCGAACAACACGGCATCTGCCCACTCGCGGATTAGGCTTCCGCTGCGCTCCTGTAGCTTTGGCTGGTACCTGTCGTAAGGCTCAGTCTCTGGGCTATCGAAACGCTTAATCATCGTGTGCGCGATTAGGATCACGTTCATGCCATGCTTGGTTCTCAGGGCATCAAACGCGGTGACGATAGTACGCCACTTGTCGGCAGCGATAGATGCGCCCTTGCCGTATGCCAAATCCTTAGCATCGTGCTTGGCTTCCATCTCCTGCCAGATCATAGCCTCCAGCCAATCAAGGCTGTCTAACACGACTGTTTTATAATCATGCTTCTCGTCGTAGAGCGTGGTGATTGCCGCCATCACGCTGGCGACAGTCTTCGCAAGCGGGAAATGCTGCACAGGCAACGATCCCAGGCCGTCTTCTGTCAGGATGAAGATGGGCTTTGGTGAGTATGCCGCAAAAGTACTTTTGCCGATGCCCTCGACCCCATACAACATTACGCGGGGCGCAAGCGTAGCCTCGTTTCTACTAATAGATTTAAGATCAAACGCCATCTGACACCTCTATCTGGACATATACTTTTGTGGGTTTTACGGTGACACTAGATGCAATATGACGCCACATATCAGGTCGTTCTGATCTGATCTGACGCAAGGCTGGTTCGTCTTGCTCGATCTTGGTTTTGATCGGGCGCATGTGCGCGGGCCATGCCATCGTTAGTGCTTGAAGAGCAGCAACGTCAACCTTGAACGACAACTTGCCTGTCGTGCTGATGCGGGTCGTATTGGAAATGGGCGTGGTGGTCTTGCCCTCTTCTTTCGCTGGGAGGAGTTTAAGTATCTCCTCCTCTGTCTCTATTCTCCTGGCGTTCGCCGCCGTCTCATCTGCCTTGGCTTGTAGCCAAGTGGCAGCTAGTTCTTGGATTGTCGGCATCGTTTGTCCTTTCGTGGTTTGAGAGCGTGTGCTTGTAAAGGGCTGTATAGTTTTTTGCAACATGGATATGATGTTGCGTTTGCAGAAACACCTTGGCATGATGCGCCTCTCACAGGCAAGAGGCAAAAAATGCCGTTTGTTTTCAGAACTAAAAATAAATGCAATCCCGCCTATCGCGTGATCTCTGTGCTGGGCGGCGTCAGGCCAACGGCTAGGGTCGTTGACGTTAGTCCCAGCGCCGTATCGCGTTGGATGATGCCAGCGGCAAGAGGCGGGACGGGAGGGCGTATCCCGCAACGGCATTGGCAGACGATCATCAACCATGCCAACAAAAACAAGCTGAGTATTAGGCTGACTGATTTATCTGACGCACGTTAGAGCTAGGGGATTGGCGTGGAGAATAGCGAATTTCTCAGCTTGCTTGCGGGCAAGCTCGACGGCGAACAGTATTTGTGGGTGTGCAGCTACGCTGGTGATCCCAACAGTCCTGCGGCTGCGTGGGATGGAAGAGCGTATCATGGCAAGCCAGCACAAGCCCAGACGATTGACCGCTGCCGCGACCAGAACACCTATGTCTCAACTGCCGTATTATCAGGGCTAGACGATCAGGCGCGGTTTCGTCGCAGCAAGCTGACATTCTTGCGGCTGGCGGTGCTGGTCGCTGACGATTGCAATCCTGATGATCTTGTCGGGCAGGTTAGCTATGTGATTGAGACTAGTCCCGGCAAGCGTCAGATCGGCGTCTGGCTTGATGCTGACGATTTAGACTGTGTAAACGGTGCGCTGATCGACGCGGTGATGGGCGAGATGTCGGCGGCTGGCTTCATGGCTAAGGCTGACATCAGCGGCAACAACCGAGTGCGCTATGTGCGTCTGCCTGTTGGCAGCAACCTAAAGCCTCGCGATAGCGGGCCTTGGGCGGTGCGCTTGGAGCAGAGCAACCCAGAGGCGCGGTATAGCCTAGCTGACGCCTGTGCCGTGTTTGGCATTGACCTAGAGCGGGTTCGCGCCGGCATGTCTGCGCCAAAGGTCAGGCAGCACAACGAGACGGGGTCAGACCATGCCAGCCTTATCGCGCTGCTGACGGCTGATGATGTGGATGATCGGTCTTACCATGACCCGCTGCTGAAGCTAACGGGCAAGCTGGTCGCGGGCGGGCTGCACCCCGGCGCGGTAGTCGAGCATGTGCGTGGTATAATGATGGCGCACAGGCCAGAGGGCGAGGCTGAGTTGGCGCGGTGGCGCTCTCGCTACGACGAGATACCCCGCATGGTCGCGGGCGCGGAGCGTCACAAGCAGCGCGTTGATGCTGCGGCAGAGGATGTGATCCCTCCCTCTGTTCCTGCGACGGCAGGGCTGCTTCTGACGCTCACCCAGTTAGAAGAGGCTGCGAAGTCGGTGCGCTGGTGCGTCAAGGCGCTTATCCCGGCTGATAGCATGGGCATCCTGTTTGGTGCCAGCGGCACGTTCAAGAGCTTCCTGGCGCTCGACCTGTGCCTGCACCTAGCGCATGACAAGTCGTGGTGCGGGCGCAAGACCAATGCCGGCGGCGTGGTCTATGTCGCGGCAGAAGGCGGTGCTGGTATCTCGCGGCGTGTCAGTGCTTGGCACAAGCAGAACAAGCGGATGCTGGCAACGAACTTTGCGGTGTGCGTCACGCCGCTGCTGCTGACTGTCGAGGAGCGAATAGTTGCGCTGCGCAATGCTGTTAGTGCGCTGACCTTTAAGCCTAGCCTGATCGTGGTCGACACCCTGTCGCAGACCTTTGCCGGCGACGAGAATAGCGCCAGCGACATTAGCGACTATCTGCGTCTGATTAACCTACACCTGCGCTCTGCGTTTGGGGCGAGTGTTCTGGTCATACATCATACGGGACATTCGGCCTCTGAGCGGCCTCGCGGCTCATCTGCCCTGACTGCCAACGTGGACTATCTGCTGGGCGTGTATCGTCCTGACACAGATGGCATGTCGGCGCAGTTGGAAGTGCTGAAGCAGAAGGACGGCGACAAGCTGCTGGCGCAACACTTCGACCTGACCAAGATCGTACTTGGGCGCGACGAGGACGGCGACGAGGTGAGTAGCCTGGTCGCGGGGTGGTACGATAGCGTGAAGGTCATCAAGGACGCGGTGGGCAAGCTGTCTATCTATGAGCAGATGGTGATCGACGCGCTGGCTGACGGCCTGGTGCTGCAAGAGGACGAACTGCGGACGCTGTTTACGGAAGGCAACGTAGGCACTCAGCGGCAAGCATGGCGCAGAACGATGGACAAGTTGCAGCAACGCCGGCTGATTAAAGCGGCGGGGATTAAAGAGTGGAGGAAAGTATGAAATACGATCTTCAAGCTATTGTTGCGCTGAGATGATGAAAGAGTAATGACAATGACCGCACTTACATGTGAAGAGCTGCGCGAGATTGAGGAGCGTCACGCGGATAGAGAAGAGTTTTATGCCTATATAGAGGCGGAAAGAAACGAACGCGAATCGGGGCGATTTTATTTACGTCCTCAAGTACATCAAGACCGCGCCGCCCTTCTCGCACACATCACCTCCTTACAGTCAGACCTCCAAGGAACGGGGACGTAGGACCATGAACACGCAAAGACACATCGTATCCCCCCTCGTAAAAGCGGCGAGGGGCGATGTATGACCGCCTATTACAACGAGTTCGACCCATACGCGGCTCAGTGGCTGCGGAACCTGATTGCGGCCGGCCATTTGCCTGCGGGTGTGGTCGATGAGCGCTCCATTGCGGAAGTCTGCGCGGACGACCTTGCTGGCTTCGATCAGTGCCACCTCTTTGCCGGTGTTGGAGGGTGGCCCCTCGCCCTGCGTCTCGCAGGCTGGCCAGATGATCGCCCAGTGTGGACCGGCTCATGTCCCTGTCAGCCGCTTTCGAGCGCGGGACAGCGAAAAGGCCATGCCGACGAACGACACCTCTGGCCCACTTTTTACAATCTCATCTCCCAGCGCCGTCCTTCAGAGGTCTTTGGAGAACAGGTTGCAAGTAAGGATGGGCGGGAATGGCTCGCCGGAGTTCGAGCTGACTTGGAAAACGTGGGATATGCCGTCGGGGCTGCCGATCTGTGCGCTGCGGGCATTGGCGCGCCCCACATCAGGCAACGCCTTTATTGGGTGGCCGACGCCAAGAGCCGGCAAGGTGAACGCGGACAGCCGCGGGTACTCCCCGACGCATGGACACCGTTTGATACCTGGGACACGCCCCGCGGCGCCGTTCGAGTTGTTCCGCGATCAAAGGCGGTGGCTCATGGGCTATCCAATAGCGTGGGATTCGTGCGCGCCTTCGGAAACGCGATTGTGCCACAGCTCGGAGCCCAGTTCGTGAGCGCATACATGGAAGCAGCATGACCCAGACCGCCACGCTTCAGGGGATTGCGGGCCGCATCGTGGACGGTGAGTGGTGGTTTAGATGATCACTCGCAACTCCATACTTCTGTCTGCGTCACCAGGTCTTTCGGCGGACCGCTGTCTACGGTGAATGACTTGTCCTCGAACAGCGTGCGGTTCGTCGGCTGGATTGTCAGGCGTCCATTGTCCAACTCGATGAAGCTGAACTCCTTGCCTTGCTCTGGCTCTCGAGTGAACCCGTCATCAGTGAACGC